AGGTTCTCTCATTTTTTTACCATACAACCCTTTAGCTGGAATTTGTTGCAGATTAGGATTAGACATAGAAAATCTACCCGTAACGGTTCCTCCCGAGTCTGATCTAATTTGATTTATGTCTGCATGTATTCTTCCCTTATGGACGTAGCCTTTTAATCCTTCAATAAAAGTATTAACGGCTTTATCGCACTCTCTTGCTTTACCTACGTGTCTTAAAAATCTATTGGCATGAGTTGTTAAATAATCTTTAGGAAGTTTAGGCATTCCTGATTTAGGGGTTTTCTCATAATTGGTTATCTTTTGTTGTTGCAACAAAGTTTTAACAGAGCTGGCAGCCCATAACTGTACATTTATTTTTGTATCTCTTTTAATTATATTTAAAAGATTATCTCTTCTACGTTTTAATTTTTTTCCAAAATTTTCTAATTTTTGCTCATCAATTCTAACTCCTTTAAATTTCATGTCAACCAAACATGGAAACAATCTAGTCTCTAACTCAAAAATTTTTCTACAAGATTTTTCTTCTCCTGTTTCTGGTTTTGTATATAATACTTTGTCTAATTTTTTATTAAAAATATTCCACAGTTTCAAAGTTAAATTAACGTCTTGTTTAGCGTATTGTGTAGCTATCTCAACAGAAACTTCATGCATATTAGATAAAGCATTTTTCTTAACTCCTTTAGAATCTTTTAAAACTAAATTTTCTAAATCATATTTGTATTTACCTTCATTTAAATAATCTTTTGATAATTCATTTAATGAGTATCTAAATCTATTCTCATCAATTACAGACGCAGCTATCATGGTATCCACAATTCTACCTTTTATCTTTTTACCTGTAATGGCTCTGATCCAACATACATCGTACATGGCGTTGTGAAATACTTTTGTAATGTTTTTGTTTTGTAGTATTGTACTATTTAATTCATCCCAAAATTCATCTTGTTCTTCTTTTGTTTTTTTTAGATCCGAATGATGTATAGGAAAATAAACTATATCTTTACTTGTTGCTACCGCAACACCCGTTATAAAACCATCTCTTTCTGAAGATTCTCCCTCTCTTAGTGCACCTAGACCTTTTGTTTTTAAATTAGGGTCATAAGTTTCTATATCAATGGCAACTGTATCTACACCTTGTAGATCTAAATCTGCAGGAGTACTACACATTATTTAATAATCCCCCAGGAATTTTTCTTTTCTTCTTTCACTTCATCAGGATAGTCTCTATCAATTGCCATGTCAATATAATGTTTTGCTTTTAACAAATCTTGTTTTTGATTTTTTTGTTTGTGGCGACATAAATATTTAATTGCATTACCTTCGGCAAAAGGAATATTATTTCTGTTTATAAATTCTGATGGTTGAATGACCATGCTTTGGTAGTGAGTTCCTCCTACTTGTTTTTTATAAATGTCACTCATGATTCTAAATAGTATCTCCGGTTATTTTGTATTCCTGCCAGAGAAAGTCGGTAGGGAGAAGAACTTCCTATGCTCCAACAATCATTCTCACCTCTACTATAAGCCGTGTAAGCTAATCTTAGAGGTTCGTCTCCGCGTTCTGTATAATAAGTTGTTAAATCAACTGCGACGTTCTGAAATGTTAATCCTTTAACTTTATGAATTGTGTCATGTTGAACTCTAGGCATTTTTTCCGTGTCCATTCCATTAGCTAAAACTTTTTTAATAAAAGGTATTTTAGGAGTTAAATCTTTAGAGGTTATTACTTCTGAAAAACTTTTAAATCTTTTAGCCTCGGGTAATATAAGTCCTTGGTTTATTAATTCCTCGATGTTGTACTCTTTATCTATTAAAGATTTAATGTGATCAATAGAACCTTTGCCGTGAACTTTTACAGATTTACCTAATAGAGGCCAATAATCCATTAGTTGTGTTTTTGAGACTTTATCATTTAAAAAATTATCCCATGTTTTAAAACATCTAAAATGTTTCCTGGAGACATGAGGGTGGTCATTTGAAACAAGCTTATAGTCAATACCATTTTTTTGAAGAAACTCGTTTATCTTTTTATGAGTAGGGTTTCCTCTGTATGTAAACAAAAAAGTTTCATCAGTGGTTTTTATTTTTTCAATTAAAATATCACTTGCTATACACGATTGATCTAAACTAGGAATCCAATATGATTTTCCAACAACATTGGTTGGAGTCCAAGTTCTTTCTGCATAGACCCCCCATTTTTTCCAGACGGGGCGTATTATTCTTTTACATATTTGATTTATGGTCTTACCACATCTTAAGCCTTCTTTAAGTTCATTAGCTTTTGATTCTTTTGTACTAGCTAGTTGATAAAAATATTTGGGATCTGATCCAGCATATTCATGAATAGTTTGATCTGCATCACCAACAAAAATAAATCTTTTTGCAAATGTAGCTGCTTTTTGTAAAGCTTTTATTTGAGGTTTACTACAATCTTGAGCTTCATCTACTATTAAAACATCTATGTCGGTAGGAGTTTCCGAAAAATTAAGAAAATTATCTATCATATCTTCAAAAGATAATTTTTTATGATCTTTTCTAAATTGATCATATTTCGTTTTCAATGCCTTTAAAGGATGTAAAGTATAAGGTTCATATCGTTTGGGATCGCATACTGCCCAGTAATCATCAAACTCTAACTCTTTTCCATGTGCGTGAGAACTAAATTGATAGAGAGGATGCTTCTCCCATGATTTTGGTTTATTCCAAAATTTCATTGGGGTGTTATCATTACAAAACTTTTTATGTTCTTCTCTATCATATTTTTGTAAAGGTAAATACTCTCCTCTAAAATAGGAATGAATGGTGCAAATTTGATCTTGGAGTTTTGTGTCAGGTATCTTTTCTAGTTGTGGTAAATTTCTAACAGCTTTTATAATTTCGAAGGCCGCGGTATTTGTATGAGATAACACAACTATTCTATCCCAAGGATATAGTTGTAAAAATTTAGCATAGGTATTCTTTAACCATCTATGCGTCTTACCAGTTCCTGGTGGTCCCGGTACGAACTCGGGTATTTTTTCATTATTCATTTTGTTCTCCTGCCTGATTTTCTATTTCTATAGATTCTCCCTCCCAAATTATTTTGTTGTTAGTAAGTCCTTCAGGAAATTCGATTAACCAAGAAACACAAGATTTCCCTTTGTAATCTCCATGGTTTTTCTTTGCTTTTAATATGTTTTGTATTTTTATAACTAGATCAACTCTTTCCAGGTTAATTCTATTTTTTGCTAATTCTTTTTCAAAATTATCTAAATTAAATTCGATTCTTAATTTTCTTTCATTGTAGTATGGCATTTTATGAATTGCTAGTTGCTCTTTATCTGTGTAAACACCTTTTGCATCTAAATAATCCATAAACATTCTTTTGAATTTATAATCCTCTTCTGCTTCTTTCACATAATCTTTTGATTTCTCTCTCGCGTCAAATTTAGGCTTCATCATTGGGTCGTAGGCTTTAAATCCTAGTCTTGGGAGCCAAGCCTTTGCTTGATTTATCGCTGCATCATAAAATAGTTTTGGTTTCGTAAGAGTTTCTCCATCAACTATTATTCTTCTTTTAACTATTTCATCTTTCTCTGGAACATTTAAATATACGTAATATCTGTTAGCTCCATACTCCACAATTTTTTCAATCATGTCGTGTGAAATTTGATTTGTTATTTCTTGAAATATTCCAATCCAATTAAATAAACCTTGAATGCTGCTGTGACTATACCCTGTAAGTTCGTGAATTTTATTTACCCCAAACTTTCTGTCTGTTTTTCTAGTTGTTGTTCCTTTTTTTGATCTTTCTTTTACATCGTCATTGGCTGCTTCTGCAATTCTAGAAACAAATAAATCTATTTGTTCGTCAGTCCAATCTGAATTTTTTAATAGTATTCCTGCGATCGCAGTACAGTATTCATCTCTACTCCCTGTAGTTGGGTATATAATGGTTAACGCTGCAGACAAAGCAGCTTTACCTACATCTAGAAGTAGATTGCCTTGATACTCTCTTATCTCTTCAAATTTTTCCCACCTTACATTTGTTTTTGATTTACTATGTAAGGATCCTGGTACTATGGTGTATCTTTTTTCTTCAGTTCTTAATTCACATATCATTGCACCATGATCAAAGGCTTCACAATCTTTTTCAAATTCATCTGGTAATTTAAATTGTTTAAATGGAATTTTACTTTTGTTTGCCCAAAGATAGTGACTAGAAGGATTACCCTCTCTTCCAAAAATTGCACCACAATCATTAACGTAGCAGTGTATAAATTTTTTTACAAATTCGTTATCGACATCAAGATCTATATCTTGATCCAGTCTTAAGGCTATTTCTGCTGTTTCGTGATCCCTGCTCCATAT